CTGGCCGGGCATCGTCGGGCTGTCCTCGTAGTTCACGACGCCTGGCGTCATGAACCAGCACTTGAAGCGCTTCCCGGTCTGGACGAAGTTGACGCGCTCGACGTGGACGTTGCGGTCCTCAGCTGTGTCAGCTGCGGGAGGGGCTTCGAGAAGTTCGGCGACGGGCGGCATTCATGGGAATGAGGACCAGCCGGAGTCCGCTAGGCGGACGTCGCACCGAACGTCGGGACTGAGGATTTGAGCCGAAACGGCGCGGGATCAAGACTTTTTTTGCAAACCGCGGCCGGCGCCCTGCATGGCGGTGAGCCGCTGCAGTGCGGATTTGCGGCGCTCGAGAGCCTCGTCCATGCGCCGGCGCGCGGCTTCCTGCATGGCGATCTCCCGCCGGAGAGCGTTGCAGCGCTCGATGTGCTGGTCGGCGGCGATCATGCGGGGCGCACCCGGATGGTGACCGGGTGGAAGATGACGGGCTGCGGGAGGACGACGGGCGACTGGACCGGCTGGACTGATCGGCAGAGGCAGCCGGCCGAGGTCGGCACCGGACGGCCGCACGAGATGCAGCGGCCCGCGAGGTCGACCGGGCAACCGCCCAGGGTGGTGGAGATCGGGATCATGCGACCCTCCGGGCCTGCAGGTTCAAAATGGGCCTTGCGACACATCGGCAGTTATGGAAGATCAGCCCGTTGATCCCGTACCACCCCATCGCTGTCTCCAAGTTATAAACATGTCCCGCAAATTTCTCCCGTCTCACCTCGACCACGCGAAGCGCCTTCTGGCCCAGGGCATGACCCTGAAGAAAATGGAGAAGATCGTCGGCTTCGGTCCGGACTGCCTGTCGCGTAAGCTCCGCGAGGCTGGTGTGGCGATCCCACAAATCCACGCTGCCTGGAACAAGCTGGCGCCCGATCCCGCGCCGCTCGTCGCGGCCTACACCGGCGGGGAGAGCGAGCTCGCCATCAGCCTGCGGACGGGCCTTGGCCGCAACGTGATCCGGCGTGTTCTGGTCGAGCAGGGCATTGCGATCCGGACCGGCTCGGAGGCCAACCTGATCCGCATGCAGCGGTTGAGCCCCGACGCCCGCAAAGCTCTGACGAAGGCCTCCCATGCTGCCGTCGCCAAGCAGCCCCGGGAGTGGTGGCAGAAATTGCATGCCAAGTGCGCGGACCGCCGTTGCAAGCGCCGCGGCAAAGGTGAGGCCATCCTGGAGGAAGCGCTGCGCCGCCACGGCCTGCCGGTTGAGCCCCAGAAACCGTGCGGGCCCTACAATCTCGATTTTGCCGTCGGCACCATCGCCGTCGAAGTCGTCACGACTACCCCGCGCCACTCGGCGAATCGACACTTCGCGGAGCGCGTCGAATATCTCGCTCAGCACGGCTACACGGTCATGGCGGTCCAATTCCCGGCCAAGCGGGAGGACGTGCTCGGCCGGCAGCTGGATGACGTAGTCCGCCTGATCGAGTTCGCCTATCGCCTTCCACCCCTGGCTCGTAAGCACCGGGTGATTCGGTGTAGCCTTGAACGATTTGCCATCTTCCGTAACGAACGTGGCCAACTCGCCAGCATACCAGCGCCGGAACGCTTTTTTTACACGGTGTGCGATTTCGACCCGCGCGTCTCCCGGTAGGCAACCCCAAACCATCCCGGGGTTCGCGTGAATGCCCCGTTCTGAATCGGCCAGAGGGGGGTCATCCCAGCTGAAGGTTTTCCCCTCGAGCTTCTTGTGGTCGAGCCGCACCTTCGCATCGCGGCGGGTGTCCCAGCGGTACTCGGTCGACCCGACGTCCTGGGCGCGCGCCTGGATGAACTCGGAGGCCAGCATGGTGGTCTCCTGCTGGGCGAGGAACTTCGCCTTGCGCTGGGTCACCCCGTACTGGTTGCGGAGGATCTCCTGGATGCGGTCGAAGCGGCCGCCCTTCTGCCAGTTCTCCTCGACCATGAGGCGGAGCTTCCTGGTCTGCTCCTCGGTGAAGTTCTTGATGGGCAGTTCGAGGGTGTCGGTCAGGTGCTCGCGGACCTGGCGGGTCATCGAGGCCGAGAAGTCCGCCGGCACCGTCACAGCCTCGATGGCCGTCATGCCCTTCTGGGCGTCGCCGACCGCGCTCACGAATTGCTGGTTGAGGTCCTTGAGGATCTTGCCGATCACGCCATCGATGCCCAGGCCGAGGACCGGCGTGTCGGCGACGTTCTGGCCCACGAGGTCCAGGGTGCGCTTGATGCCCTCGTGGAGATCGAGCGAGCGTTCGCGCGCGGCCGCCACGGCGCCGCGGAGCGCGTAGGGCATCTGGTCGAGGGCCAGCCGGTAGACCTTGCCGCGCTCGTCGAACTTGGCGCCCAGCTGGCGGAGGGCCCGGGAGATCTTGGCGTTGAAGTCTCCTGAGAAGGCCCCGTTGGCGTAGATGAGCCGGCCGCTCCGGAGGGCCGCGTCGATCTCCGGGCTGACCGTGGCGTTGTCCCGGACGACGCTCGGGAACTCGCCCATCTCGACCAGGAGCTTCTCGACCGAGGCGTCGAAGATGATAATCGGCAGCGGGCCGGCCGGATCGTCCTGGAGGGCCGCGTACCACTGGTGATGGCCGTCCACCACGTAGAGATCCAGCGAGACCAGGACGGAGCGGTCGCCGTCGTTCTTCCGGGCCCGCTCGACCTTGGCCGGCGAGAACATCGCCTGGGTGGGCTGGAGTTCGTTGGCCGGCATCTCCCCGGCCTTGTGGGCGATGCCGCGCGCCGCCAGGAATGCGATCAGGGCGCCGCGGTGCGAGGCCTCAACCTGCGGCATGTCGCTCCGCTGGACGCCCAGCGACCCCAGCTCGGCCGGGAAGAGCTCCCAGTCGTCCAGGGCGTTCGTCCGCTCGATGTCCATCAGGTCCAGGATCGGCTTCCAGACCGCCTCGTCGAACCACTCCATGATCTTGTCCTCGAGCTCGGTCTCGAGCGCGCGGGGCGGGACGACGGCCTCGAGGTCGACTTGCATGGTCAGGCGGAGCCTCCGCGGCGGTCGTGCTCTTCCCGCTTGGCCTTGATGTTGACGGGGCCCTTGCGTAGTTCCGCGACCATCTCTGCCGCCTGGTCCGATGCGCCGTTGATCCAATTCGACGCATAGGGACCGGCGCATAGGCAAAGTGGGCAGCGCGGGTTCCCGGCTTCATCCGGGGCCATTAGCCCCAGGCCGGCCGTCTCGAGGGCCTGGGAGACGATCATGTTGTTGGCCGCCATCAGAGGGTCGAAGTCCTCGAGGTGGAGCACGTCCGGATCCGTCAGGGATTTCTCCATCTGGCGCATCAACTCGTGGCCGTCCTTGGCGATGAAGTCGCCGAGACCCCGCGTTGTGATCGCAGCCTTGAGCTCATCCCAATGGGGCTTGCAGATGTTCATGCCATGTCCCTCGGTTGCCACTTTCCGTCTTTCCATCGGGTCTTGGCCGGCTTGGGAGGGAGATCCCAATCGAGGAGCCGAACGTAGACGTGGAAGTTGCAAATCTCTCCCCTGGCGCAGAGGTAACTCGCATTGGCGTCGCCGTTCGCGTCGACGCTGTGGAGATCGAGCCCTGCTCGACCGCCGCACTTTGGGCATCGTGTCATCAGACCGAGGCCTCCCCCGAATATCCCCCACGATCCTGGAGGCATCTCACCGAAGTCTGTGGACCGCACGAATGGAACTCGACGGTTTGGGTCGCACGGTTGCTCGACAAATCCAGGCAGAGGAATTGCGTTCAGCATGATACCAGGCGCCCGTCGATGAGGTGGCCGTGCCAGGAGTTTCGTGGATCCGGGTGGTCCTTGTGAGGCGGGTTGCGGAAGATGCTCGGCTGCAGGGTTGGCTTCTGCTCGTTGCCGTTCCATCCCCATGGGCCCTCATTCTGCGGCGCCCCGTTGACGACCGGGATGGGTGCCACCGTCCCGCTCTCGTTGCCCGGGATCCAGATGACGATCTCGACCGCGCGCCCCTGGGCGTCTCGTGTCCAGAAGAAGTCGCCCGGGCCCTTGAGCAGCGCCTCGGAGGCGCTGGGGAACCATGGGGCCGGATACGTCGGGCCGACCGGGTCGACGAGACGGCAGTCGACGCTGTCGCGGTTGATGCTCATTCCCGGAAGGCCATGTCGGAGTGGGCATCCATGGCGACCGTCTTGATGCGGCCGGTGACCAGGTCGGAGAAGATCCGGCGCGCGGCGTGGCGCCCGTAGTGGTTCTGCAGCTGCTGGAGGGCGTAGCAGTCGCCCAGCTTCTGGGGCTCGCGGCCGAGGTGCGGGTCGAAGATCTCGACGAAGCCCTGCTGGCGCTGGATCTCCTGGACGACGGGCTCGAGGCGGTGCACGGCCGCCTGCGCCCGGCGGAGCCGCCAGCGATAGACGACGAGCCGGATCTTGCGGAGGAGCCTCATTGACCGGGGACACCCAAAGGATGGGCGGTAAAGGACCCGAGCTTGCGGAAGACCGCCACCCGAACCGATTCGCCGCCGTCTTCCTTGAAAACCTCAAAGGCTGACCGGACCCGCAGGTCGGTGTTGCCCATCAGGCCGCGCTGGAAGCGCTGCCAGTCGTCCAGGTTGCAGAGGATCACGGCGCCGAGCGCGGTCGTCCCCAGGTAGGCCCCGATGAAGTTGCTCTCATCGCTCGGCCGAACGGCGTTGATCTCGCAGTAGACGATGTCGCCATATTGGAGATCGGCGCCGGCCACGGCCGGAGCTTTCTCGGTGCTGCCGAAGCTGACGGTCTGGGGGTTCACGCTGCCTTTTTCTTCGGCTTGGACTCTCCCCCGAAGACGCGCTTCTTGCCGGCGCGCTTCTCGGCCTCCTCGGCGAAGCCTGCCTCCTCGGCGCCTGGCGCCACCGCCTCGCGGGTGCCGTTGAGGACGCCGGTCTCGACCGGCAGCAGGTCCTCCTTCTTCAGGGCCTCCGATGCCTCCTTGCCGTCGTAGAGGCCGAGGTTGTAGAGCTCGGTGATCCGGCTCTGCTTGGCCGTCTTCACGATCTCCATGTCGGTCTGCTTCATCACCCGGAGCGACGGCCACTCGCACTCGATGTCCTCCGGGACGAAGCCGAAGAGTTGCTGGCAGCGGATCCCGGCGGTCTCGATCACCAGGGGCTCGGCGACCTCCCGGACGGTCTCGACGATCGAGTTGTAGTTCTCGAGGGAATCCTCGCCCGAGGAGAACCCGCCGGCGCTCTCGCCGAAGAGCTTGTTGCGCGGGAATTTCAGGTCCGAGCAGAGGTTGAGGCGGAGCTGCTCCCAGGCGTCCGAGAGGCCGGTGAAGATTCCGCCGAGCTGCTTCTGCTCGTACTCGTCGTCCTTGTCCATGACGATGGCGTTCGAGAAGTTCTTCAGCTGGTTGGTCAGCAGGACCGCCTGGCGGACGCGCTCGGTGCCGTTCGCCGAGGCCAGCAGGGAGTTGTAGCCCTTCATCTTCCAGACGTCGATCTTGGCCTCGTCGAGGAGTTCGAAGATCAGGTTTTCGAACTTGAGGAAGCTGTTGATCGTCCGGACGCAATGCTCCATCTCGGACATCCCCCAGCCCTGCAGGCGGAGCCGGATGTAGGACGGCGCCTCGTTCCAGAGGATCTTCAGGACCCGGCTGGCATTGAGCGGGTAGCCGTAGTAGTTGAAGGGGATCGGCTGGGTGGAGTCGAAGATGTTCTGGTTCGACAGGACGAGCTCCCAGCGGTCGGCCGGGATGAAGACCAGCGGGGAATCCGGCCGGATCGCATCGATGTCGAGCGGCTTCCGGAAGTCCTGGTCGGTGTTGACGATCAGCCCGGCGCCGCCGTAGAGCCGCCCCCAGTAGAGGGCATGCTTGATCGCCGAGTAATCGGACCGTGAGAGATCCGCGCAGGCGTTGTAGTTCACCCAGCCGCCGATCGTCTTGGCCATCTTCTTGAAGGCGCTTCGGGGCTGGGTGCGCTTCATGGCGCGCTGCAGGAGCGCGGCGTCCTCGGCGTCCAGGTCGGCCGACTTGATCTTCACGCCGCCGCGGAAGGCGTCGTCGACCGGCTGGCAGACCACCGTCCGGAACAAGCCCTGGCTCATGTACGAGTACGAGAGCAGGATCAGGTTGAGCGAGACCGGCGTGTAGGCGTTGGAGTTCGCCAGCGTGTAGGGCTGCGAGATCGTCGAGAAGGCGCCGTTCTGGGGCGCGCCGGCGAAGACGCCGTTGAGGAGGCCGTTCAACCCCCATGGCCCGTAACCGTTCGGGCCGGCGTTGTTGCGCTCCACGTCCTCGCGGATCGAAGCGATCTCGCGCTTGAAGCGCTGGACGATCAGCTCGGGGGATTGCCGGGCCTCGCGGCCCAAGTGGTCGAGCACCGTCCCCAGCCGTTCTTCGGTTTCAAGTTTCATCACATGGTCAATCGGGCGGAACCCGTTCTTGCACCCCCGGGGATTGTCCGTCAAGCGTCTTCCCAATGGACCCACTGCAACCCGTCGCGGCAGCCGACCGTGACCCGAAGCTCGTCTTCATCGGCATCCCCGCGGCGGGCGACCCCCTCTGGTCGACTGCGCGCGTTCTCGCCTCGCTCGAAATCGCCCCCAACGACAAGGGCCTCCGTTTCATCATCCGGAAGGTCGGGGGCCAGGGGGTCGCCAAGGCCCGCAACATCCTGACCTACATGGCGCGCTGCTCGGGGGCCGGCGAGATGGTCCTAGCGGATTCGGACGTCAAGTTCGGGCCCGAGCACGTCTTCCACATCGTCGAGCACCCCGACCTTTTCGTCGGCGCCCTCTATCCGAAGAAGCAGGTCCCGTTCTCCTGGGTGGGGGAGTTCGACTCCGCAAACCCGGCCGCCATGCATCCGCGTGGCCTCTGGCCGATGATCTCAGTGGGCGGCGGCTTCCTGAAGGTCAACCTCGAGGTCGTCGACTCGATGATCGAGGAGTTCCCGGAGCGCGGCTATGAGAGCGACGAGGAGGCGGCCGTGGTCGGCCTCGTCAAGGGACAGTGGATGCACGACCTCTTCGGGATGGGGGTCATCAAGGATAACTGGTTTGGCCGCGAGTTTCCCCGCTACATCACCGAGGACTACTACTTCTCGCAGCTCTGGCGCCGGATGGGCGGGAAGTGCTGGGTGGATCCGAACTGCCAAGTCGGCCACGTCGGCCAGATCGATTACCTGGACCTGGTGGCGCTGATCGAGTCCGAGAAGCAGAAGGCCGTCCAGGCCTTCATGGCGACGATGCCGCGGCCCCATGTGAACGGTGGACGCCGGTCGGCGTTCCAGCCCCCCCGGCCGAAGCGCGGAGCCCGGCGGCCTACTTGACCCCCAGGACCTGGAGGATCGAGATTCCCTCGCCGAGCAGGTTCGAGACCGCCTGGGTCATGGCGTCGACGGCGTCGTCGTGCTCGTGGGTCAGGTCCTGCGAGAACGCCGAGCACTCGGCGAGGAAGTCCGGCAGCCAATGGGCGGAGTGGATGTCGTTGTCGGCCGGGATCAGGATCATGCCGGTCTCGATGTAGGCCAGGATGTCTGAGACGCGCGCGGCCTTGTCCTTGACGACCTGGACGGGCGTCGCCGGGATGCCGGCCTCGTTGAGGACCGAGATGACGCCCGGGCCCGCCACCGTGTCCTCGATGAGGAACCGGCCGACCGGGTAGTACTGCTGGGCGTCGTTGTGCTTCTTGTAGAACGGCACGACCGCTTTGATGAACTCCGCGGTGTTGCACTGCATTTTCATCTGGTCGAGCAGGTAGCATTTGCCGCCCAGCCGGCCCCAGCACTGGCAGACCCAGTAGTCGTTCTCCTGGCCCTTCTTTAGGGCCAGGTCGGCGCTCAGGATCTTCTCCTCCCAGAGGAGCTCGTAGTCCTGGTGGCGGGCGAACTTGTCGGTCGGGATCATGTTGCCGCCGAGCGCGATCGGCTCCTGCTGGTAGACCGAGGCCAGGACGAAGCGGCCGACGCGCGTGCGCTGCAGCTGCTCGTAGCGGTCGTCCGAGATCGTCTCGGGGAAGTTCGACCGCCAGCCGTTGACGGTCCGGCTGAAGCCCGCGCACTTGATGATCAGCGTCTCCTTCGGGTAGGTGCGCTTGAAGTACTCCGGCATGTCGGAGAGCCCCAGGCGTTGGGAGATCCCGATGATCGGGCACCAGCGGTCCGAGTTGCGGCGGTGCAGGAGCGGGTTCTCCACCCACATGTTCAGCTTCTTGGAGACGGTGAGGCTGAGGACCTGGTCGGCCTTGGCGGGGTCGTCGACGCCGATGAAGCCGCCAGCGGGATCCTTCAGGCCCGCGCCCTTGCCGAGGAGCGCCCCGCCCACGCCCTCCGCGTAGACGTTGCCGCCCTGGACGGTCGAGAGGTGGTCGTCCTTGTCGCCGTGCACCAGGTCGCCGAAGAAGTCCTTGTACCACTGCTCCTTCATCGTCCTCGAGACCCAGCCGAGCGACTCCTTGGCGATGTCGTCGTTGTAGCCGGTCAGGATGATCTGGGAGGTCGGGAAGTAGCCCTCCCCATAGGTGGCCAGGGCCCGGAGGATCATGCTCTTCCCGATCCGGGGCGGCATGGTGATCCAGATGAAGGGTTGCTCGATCTCGCCGATGTAGGAGGCCTCGAGGATCTCGCAGATGTCGCGGTGCGCCTGCTTGAGCGGCAGGTTGATCTTCAACTCGGGGACGAAGAGGTCCGCGAAGTACTCCGGGAAGCTGATGTAGTCGATCAGCGGGTCCGAGCGGGCCGGCAGCGGGGGTTGGGCGGACGGGGGCGGCGCCGCGGGCGACTCGGTCACAGCAAGATGTCCGAGGAGCGGAACCAGCTGGAGCCGTACCATACCCGGCCCATCTCTCCCCGTTCCGCTGCGGTCTTCCAGGCTTTCCGCTCACCATCGGTCGGCGCGCACCGGGCGAGTCGGCGCGCGACCATCTCAAAGGTCTTGCAGGTCCGGAGGTCGCGCTCGCCGCGCAGGCGATCGAGCCTGGCGGCGCGCCGGCCGGTCAGGTTGCCGAGCGTGCGACTGATAGCCTTGACGATGTATCTCACTGCTCGAACTCCTTCCGGCGCTTCGTGATCTCCGCCAACTCCTGGGCGGTGTAGCCCGCGTAGGCGATCTCCCGGTTCGGGCCGAACTCGATCGCCGGGATCCGGCCTTGGCAGTCGAACGCGAAGCCGTCGACGAACTGGTTGCCCCGGGAGTCCACGTAGGCCTCCCCGACCTTCAGGATCTGCGCCTTCGGGCGGTTCGCCCAGGCCTTCTCCCATGCCCGCAGGCTGCGGCGCATCACCCACCAGGCGGCCGCCCGGCGCACGGCCTTCCGGTAGAGGTCGATGATCATCACCGCAGTGATCAGCAGGAAGCCGAACTGGATGAGGGTGGTCATGCCCAGCCGATCCCGAGGTCGCGGCCGCCGGCGGAAGCCAGGACCTCAGTCAGCTGGCGCCGGTACTCCGTGTCATCGGTGAAGAGGTCGATGTAGGCCGTGTGGCCGTCCGGCGAGATCCGCTTGATGTAGCCGACAGCGAGGCCCCGCGTCTTCTCGTCGACCCGTTGGGGGAGGCCCATCCGGTCACGGTAGACGACTGATCCGATCGGCACGTTGTAGGCCCGCTGGGTGATCCAGGTCTTCGGGCCATCCGCGGCGGCGCGCGCCAGGGCCTTCACGCCGCGCACCGTCCTGTTCGCGTTGAGCGTCACCAGGGCGGCGCCGAAGACCAGCGTCTTGAGGAAGTGGCGCCGATTCATGCCACGCGCCTCCACGAGTCCCGGATTGCCTGGCGGGCTGCCGTTCGGCCCGACTGGCGCCCCGTCGTAACGACGAATCGCTTGGCTGATAGCGTCTCCCAGTTGTTAGCCTGCAGGGCCTGGACGACGTCGTTGATCTCGTAGGAGATCCCCTTCGACCAAGTGACCTCTCTCGGTGGGGCGAGCTGGTAGACGTCGATCTTCGCCTCGTCGATAAGATCGAAGACCTTGGTCTGGAACGCGACCAAGCTACGGATCGCTCGCTCCTCGGCCGTCTCCGGACGGAGCAACTCCTTGACCACGGCCGGCCCGACGAGGAGGCCAATGCCGAGGCGCTTGAGGAAGGATCGACGTGACAGGCTCATGGCAGGAAGTCGAAGTAGCAGTGGCTCACCTGGACGTCGCCGGCAATGTCATCGGGAACCCAGAGGAAAGGCCCGGTGTAGCCCTTCGCGAAGGTGACGTGGCAGTTCGACATCACGAGGCCGTCGACCCCGGGCACGATCGGGCCCTTCAGGCGCAGCGTGGTGTCGACCAGGAAGGTCGGCGCGTGGAAGGCGTTCTTGGGGACAACGCGCCCCGTCCGGCGGCGCTCGACCGGGATGCCCCCAACAAGGGTTGGGCCCAGCGAGAAACTGCTGGGGACGACGATGGCTGCGGCCGAGCCGAGGCCCAGCAGGCGGAGGAAGCTGCGGCGGGTGATCATCGGGAGAACTCCTTGACGGCAGCGTTATACCGGCCGACGGCGATGTCCAGCAACTCTTGGACGCGGTTCTGGGCGAGCTCTCCGTCGACGAAGTGAAACATGATCGAGCCTGCCTCGGCCGCGTCGAAGCCCTTGATGTCGCCCAGCTTGATCGAGAAGGCGGCGCCGTGCTCGTCATGGAGGACAACCATCGGGCTATCGGGCGGTCCGAATCGGGCACTGAGCACAGCCGAGACGACGTTGATCTTGGTGTCCTCCGGAAGATCCTCCCAGGGCGTGCCGCTCCAGGCTCCAGTCAGGATGTCGGCTTTGCCGCAGAGTTCGTAAAACTGCTTCGGGGTCATCGGCTGTCCTCCCGGTCGATCATCATGCCGGATTCGTCGCCTCGCGGAAGTTGGTGGTCAGGAAGTGGGGCGGCAGACCCCCGATGAACGAGCAGAAGACCGGGGCGCCGGCGTTCAGGGCCTCGAGCTCGGCCGCAGTCGGCTGCCAGGCCGTCACGACGAGCGGATCTCCGTCGACCGATCCGACGCCCACCCGGCCAACAAAGGCTTTGATCGGGACGATCTGGCTCTCGGCGTAGCCGGGCGGCGGTCCGAAGGTGCGGTTGGCCTCGGGGAAGGTGGTGGCGATCATGGCTCGGGAATGCTCAGGGCCCCCAGGAAGCTCCCGTCCTTCGCGCAGGCGAAGACCGCGCACGACTTCTTGTAGCCGTCGTAGGTCGGGAAGCGGGTCTCGATGATGGCGGTCAGCGGGTAGTGCGGGGTGCCGATCGCGTCCAACTCCTGATCGTGCTCGGCGATGGTCACCCCGACAATCTTCAGCCCGGGCACCGGGAAGGCCTGCCGGAGGACGGGCACGCAAGTCAGGAGGGCCTGGACCTTCACGGCCTCCTGGGGATCCACCGGCTTGGCGGACGGGACCTGGGCTTCGGCCAACACGCCGACCAGGACGATGATCGCGACGGCGAAGCGGCGGGCGATGCGGGTGCTCATGGCTTGGCGACTGGAACGTCCTCGATTGCCCGGTAGATCGTGACCACCAAGACCGCCGAAGCGCCGGCGAGGAGTAGGGTTAGGGCCGTCAGTTTGAGCCCTTCGAGGATATCGCGGAAGATGATGTTCATGGCTTTTCAGTTGCCCAGAGCTCGATGAGCTCCCCGCCCGAGAGGCCGCGGGCCTTCGCCTTCTTCTGAATCGCACGCCGGGCGACCTCAGATAGACGGAAGCTCGTGACCTTCTTGGGCGCAGGCTTCACTCGCGGGTGGTGGTTTCGAACTCGCCGATGAAGTCGAGGCAGGCCTCGCTCCAGCCGTCGATGTGGGTCCAGGAGCCGTAGCCGACGCCGTTCTTGGCGCTGGCGACGTTCAGCATGTAGGCCTTGCGGTCGGCATCGGGCACCGGGTCGGCGGCCTGCTCGTCGGAGATGACGATCAGCCGGTCCGACTTGCGGCTCCCCATGATGGCCCGGACGGCCTGCCCGAGCTGGGTGCCACCATGATCCTGCGAGCCCACGATGGCGTCCCGCAGGGCGAACCCGCGGCGCGCCGGCACGGCGGCGAGGGCGTTCGAGAACGTGTAGATCTCGACGTCCTGGCAGACCTCGCGGATCAGCATCGCCAAGCCGCAGGCGGCGTCGACGCGCTTGAGGTCGGACTTGCCGGAGATCGCGCCGTCCATCGACCCCGAGACGTCGACCATCAGGATGGTCTTGCCCTGGATCTTGGCGCGGCCCTCGAGGCACTTGAACATGGCGACCTCGAGGTCGGGCTCGAGGTGCGGGGCGAAGCGAGCGGCCGAGATGAACCGGAAGGGCAGCACGCGCTCGACCTTGATGTCCACCAGGGCCTGCCGGATCTCCTCGATGGGAACGTTGACCCCCTGCATGTTCCGCAGGTTGCGGAGCAGGGCCAGGGCGCCGAGCTTCTTCTCGGCCAGGAGTCGGCGCCAGATGGCCAGCTTGTCGCCCTCGGAGCCGGCGGCCGACAGCGCGACCTCCCAGGTGTCCGGGGTCGGGAGCTTGTCGTCGATCAGCTGCTTCCAGAGTGCCTGCTGGGCGTCGTCCTTCGGCTTGGCGTGGCAGAGGAAGAGGACGTCGCGGAGCTTCACGGCCCCGTCCTGGTTGTACTTGGCCAGCGAGTAGGCGTCGAACTTCTGGAAGGCGGCCGCCAGGCCCTTCTTGACCTGGGCGGAGAGCGGCTGGCGCTTCTCCTTCCAGTAGATCGCGACGAACTCCGAGAGCTCGTCGGGGCGCTGGATGACCTGGGCGAGCGCGGTGGCCACCCGATGCTGATGCGTCGCGATCCGGGCCATCTCGCGGACGATCAGGAGCGGGACGTGCCGGAGCTTCATCTTCTCGCGGGCCTCGACCGCGATCCCGGCAACGACGTCCGGGGGGACCGACGGAATCAGGCTCTTGATCCGGTCCGCGATGGTCTGGCCGGACTCGTAGAACTCGGCCTCCCAGAGCATGCAGGACATGACGGAGCGCCGCAGCTGCTGCTCGGCGTTGATATGCTTGGCGACAGCACCCTCGTGGGTGTGGATGGGGGGACGGGCGACGTTGGTCTTCATGGTCGGATACTTCTTGGATTTGTGTGCTGACGGAAAGGGATCGGGCAGGAACAGATAGCAACGGGTGTATTTCCCCAAGAAGTATCCGTGGCCTTCGCCATGCCCAAAGGGATCGCGGGAGATCAGGCGAATCAGGTATGCCTTTCGGCTCCGTTGCTCTACCAGGCTGAGCTATGTGGCCTTGCGGCCCCAGTGGGATTTGAACCCACGACCAATGGAAGTAACCCGACCCTACGCTACCCGCAAAGAGATCGGCAGAGAATAAAGCGAATACGGATGCTAAGTCCGGAGTCCTACCATTAGACGAACGCGCACTAGGCGCGGTGCGGACTCGAACCGCCATCGCCGGAATGAAGAAGTAACCGTGTTCTACGCTACTGCCAAAGAGATCGGCCGGGATCGAACGGGATTCAGGAAGGCCTTGCGGCCCTTCTTAACAGGAAGTACCTGACCCCTACGCCACGGCCAAAGTGAAAAAGAACGCCAGGGGATCGAGTCGGCCGCGGGTATTTGTAAGCGAAGTAACCGCGGCCTGCGCCACCTGACTTGGGCTGGTTCAAACGCCCCAACGTAATACGGTCAACTCAAATCGTATTACGTTCGCAGAAGGTCCCGGACCGCCCGGTGCACGGCCCTGGCCCAGCTGGGCGCCGCGGCGCGGATCGCCGAGCGTGCCCCGGGGATGATGCGCGCGCCGTGGACCGCGGGCCTCCAGGCATGTCGCGCCCGCCGGGGCCCGCGGGTCCGGCCGGCCGGGAAAAGCCGGTCCAGCATGGCCCAGAAGGCCGCGCGGGAGCCGGGCGACCAGGGCGCGTGACGGTCCGGGCCGTACCAACTCAGGCCGGTGACGCTGGAGGAGTTGTCCCAGTTGTTCCCCCAGCCGACATAGCAGTTCGTGTTGTAGATCGGCCAGGTCGGCCAGGGATTCGACTGCGGATCGGCAAAGCCTCTGGATCCTTCTGGGGGCATGGTCAGATCGACTTACGAAAGTCGGGGCCGGCGGGGCAGGCAAACTAAGTGTTTGATGGTCAGCATCTGGGTTTTACCCCCAAATCACGTAAGTCGTCATGCGGGTGCCGTTGCAGCGCTTCGGGCTGCTCGGGCAGCCTTGATGGCGTCCAGCCGCTCCCGGGCGCCCATCTGCCGAACGGCCACGGTCACAGCCGAGGGGACGAGGGGGGCGCCCCCCGCGCCGGCGATCTCGTGTCGCTGGGGCGCCTCGTCGCCGGCCAGCCTGGAATACACGTCGATCGCACGGACCTTGTCGCTGTCCTTGGCCTCGGGCTTCTGGGCGATCCCGGCCAGAATCTCGTAGCGGTCGTTCAGGCTCAGCAGGGCCTTCCGTTCGGACTTCGCCCGGATCCGCGCTATCTCTGCCACAACATGCGGCAGGGCCGCCATCTTGCACGACTGCTCGGCCGCCCGCCGCGGCTTCGCGTGGGGGTTGTAGATCTTCCGGTAGGCCGCCGATTGGCTCATCCCACCGGCCACCAATTGCGCGAATTGCATCTGGCGCGCGGTCGGGACGTACTGTGTTGGTCGTCTGTTGGAGTTTGCGCCGGCCCCCTGCTTCTCCTGGTAGGCCTGGACGGCAGCCTGTTCGGCGGCACTCAAGACTTTGCCAGCCTGCAGCTTCTGAAGGATGTTGGCGACGTTCTTGGCCTCGAGCTGCTCGAGGACGCGGTCTGGTGCGGGATCGCTCATGTTTTCAGAAGGAGGATGGGCGTCTTGTTGGCGAAATCCGCCCACCGCTGGAGGGTAATTGCCACGTAGAGGGGGGAGATGTCAATTCCGAGGCAGATGCGCTCGGTTTGCTCGGCGGCGATGAGGGTGGCGCCGGAGCCCAGGAAGGGGTCGTAGACGCTGTGGCCGATGAGGCTGTTGTTCTCGATCGGGCGGCGCATGGCCATGATGGGCTTGGGGGTGCCGTGGCCGTGCCCTTTGTCCTCCCGGGCCGGCATGTCCCAGACGGTGGTCTGGTCCCGCTGGGCCGTCCAGTGGGCGTTGGCGCCCTTCCGGACGGCGTACCAGCAGGGCTCGTGCTGCCAGTGGTAGTGGCCCCGGGAGAGGGCGAAGCGGTCTTTTCGCCAGATGATCTGGCCCCGGATCTCGAATCCGGCCGAGACCAGGTTTTCGGCCACCGTGCCAGCGTGTAGGCCACCGTGCCAAACGTAGGCCACATCTCCCCGAAATAGGGTCCATGTGGCCGTCCAGTCGGAGCGGTCGTCGTTGGCCACAGCCCCCATTTTCGTTAAATTCTTGTTAACACCGGCTTTCTGGCGCCAAGAGGGGTCGTAATTCACGCCGTAGGGGGGGTCGGTGACCATCAGGAGGGGTTTCGGGGCCTCCGGCGGCAAGGCAGCGAGTAGCGCTCCGACCTGGGCCTGGTTCGTCGAATCCCCGCAAAGTACCCGGTGGGGCCCGCATCCCCAGATCTGGCCGGGTTCGACCTTCCACTTGGCCAGGAGCTCCTTGCCGTGTTCGAAGTCCGGCTCGGGGTCGTCCGCGGCGTTCGCCCTGGCCAGGCGGCTCATCAGGAGGTTGACCTCCCGGGGGTCGTAGCCCGTGAGCTCGATCTGGGCCCCCTTGGCCGTCAGCTCGCGCAGGAGGCTGGCGATGGCGCTGTCCTCGCGCTCGGAAAGCTCCGCGATCCGGTTGTCCGCCAAGAGGTCCTGCCACTCCTCGTCCTCGGTGGAGTACTTCTGCAGGTCGACCGGCACCTCGTCCACCCCCATGAACTGCGCCACCGCCAGTTTGCCATGGCCCTTCACGATGTAGCCCGAGAGGCTGCTGACGACGATCGGATTGCGCCAGCCCAGGGCCCGGACGACCTTCGCGAAGATCTCGATCTGCTCCTGGGGGTGGCGGTTGGGGTTCCGCGGGTGAGGGCGGAGTTCGGCCACCTTCGCGATCGAGGTGTGGGCGCAGTAGACGGGGATGCCGGATGCAAGCTGTGGTGTCATATTGGTAAGTGGGCCTGGGAGATGGCCTTGGCTGCTATTTCGCAGGCTTTCTCGTCTCCGTCGATGCCTATCGCGTTGCGGCCGGCCTCGAGGGCCGCGATCAGGCCTGTCCCGCCGCCCATGAAGAACTCCACCACGGTGCCGGTCGGCGGGCAGGAGTATTCGATGAGGGCCCGGAGGATCGGGACGGGTTTGGCGTTCGCGTGGCCACCGGAGCGGTGCCCGTTCCGCGCGCGGATCACCGAGCGCATGAGGCGCATCGTCCCCACCTCGTAGACGCCCTTGCTGACCTGGCCCCAGTGGACCGGCTTGCTGTGGCGGATGATCCTCTTCGGCTTGCCCGTGGGGATCCGGATGGCGTGCTTGTAGACGCTGCCCCAGGGCGTGCCCTTGGGGTAGAATTGCACCAGCATCTCGTGGACCTTCCGGAATCGGTCGGCGTGCATGCCGCTGCCGTTTTGCTTCTCCCAGATCAGGTCCTGGGCGAGGTGGAAGGCGGCAAACTCCTCGTGGTGGTCCCGGAACATGCGGAAGGTTCCGAAGCACCAGAGGGATCCGGCGCGCGCTGCAGGCGTCAGCCAGCCCTTCGGCCAGCGATCCCACTTCTGCCGGGTCTCCGCGTAGGGCGGGTCCGCGATGATCACATCCGCCTTGGCGATCTGGGGGTAGATTTCCCGGCAGTCTCCGAGGTAGATCGTCGCGCGGCCGTTCTGGAAGTATGGCGTGATCATGCCGACTTGGCCCTCCAGCCTTCCTTCTTCGGCACCCCAGGGATCGGGATGCGCTTGGCGTCCCACTCAAGGACCGACCACCAGTCGGGCCGACCGTCGGTGCGCTTCGGGAATCGTGGGTGCCTCCAGGCGGCGAGGAAGTTGCGGAAGTCTTGGGGGTGTAGCGTCGGGCCAGCGAGACCCCGCTCGCGGGCTCGTCTCTCGCGCATGCTGATGCGGGCTCTGGTCCGTTCTTCTTCGGGGGTCATTTGGATTCGCGCCTCGCGGGGCGTGAGGCTTTGGGTTTTATCGGGATGTGCCCCGTACAGGCGGTGGGCGGGGCGCCGTAGATCTTGAACCACCGGGACCAGCGGCCCTTCGGCCCGCGGCCATCCATGTGGACCGTCGTGGGCTGCGAGCAGGTGATGACGACCCCAGGCCCTCCGTTGGCCTTGGCGGCCGGGCACCGCAGGCCCACACGGGCCAGGCAGTTCGAACAGATCGCCATGGCGCCCGGGGCCGGGGCGTTCGGGTCGATCTTGTCGTAGAGCCGCGGGTGGGGCTCAGTGATCCGATCCGAGCAGTCCGGGCAGAGGAGCAGGTAGCGGGCCTCGGGCTTGTCGTCCTGGTCGTGCTCCTGCCAGAGGGCCAGGATGACGTCCGGCTCGCCAGCGTTGCAGTTGCAGCAGTGGCCGGGCTCCTTGAAGGGGAGGGTCTCGGTCAGACGGGGCCAGGACTCACTCATCGGCGTAGACCGGGGCGTGTCCGCCATTGCGGGCCTCCCAGTTCGGGTGGCGTCCGAGGATCTCCGAGCCATCTTCGCTTCGGTTACGAATCCAGTTTGGCGCCCGCTCTGGGATCGTCACGAGTACCTGCTCCTTGAGGGCCTCCGCGATCTGATCGACTATGGGGTCGTCGCTCATCGGCGCAGGATGGCACGGCCGCGGGACCGGATCAGCAGCAGGGCCTTCTCGACCTTGGCGGTGAGGTGCCAGCCGCCGCAGTGCCGGCAGTGATAGGTCTCCTGGCCGCGGTTGGCCGCTAGGGCCGCGGCGCCGGTCGGAAAGCGGACCTTGCTCTCGCAGCTGCGCTCCCTGGCGCGGGCCTCGCGGGCCGCTTTGGATTCGGCGGCGTACTTATTCACAGCGGCTCATCCTATTGCACGTCGCGGCACTCCAGGGCGAGGCCGATGGAGGAGTTGCATCCTCATCGCTGAATTGTTCCGGCGCTCCTCTTCGAACCACGCCAGGAAATTGGCCATCTGCTGGGCGTCGACCTGAATGGGCTCGCCGGGCTTCGCGGCTTCGACCTTCAGGTAGGTGGCCTCCATGAAGGTGATGGCCTCCTGGAGGCGGTCCGCCGCGTAGGGCTTCCGTTCAGCTTTCATCGGCGGCGCCGAGCCTCGGAGTCCGCCAGTAGCTTCAGGCCGTCCTGGTTGGCCCGGTCCGCGAAGAACTCCCGGGCGAGCTGGCGGTTGTGCTGGCCGGCTTGGTCCCGGCGGCCGCCGGCCTGGCGCTCCCGGATCCAGCGCGAGTGGTGGGGGACGTGCCAGCAGACGTCGGGCGTGTAGGCGCGGGATCGCCGCCAGTTCTCCGGGTCGGTCTCGACGGTCTCGCGCAGGCCCCCGCCGTCCGCCCACTCCTCGGCGATCACCCGGAAGACCGTGTCCCAAGCGTCGGTGCCGATCAGGAAGTCCGGGACCTTGTCGCGGTGGGCCGCCCACCAAGCCGGCGTGACCGCCACGGCGTCGACCCCGCCATCGAGCGGGCAGTTGTGGAGGGTCCGGAGCAGGGCCCGGGGGCGCCGGTGGAGATGCCGCGGCAGGACCGTCACGCCCCGCCCGCGGTCAAGCCCAGCCAGGATCCGGGCCGGGGCGTCGATCACAAGACCGACGTCGTCGTTCACGTAGACGACCGCATCCTCGGGCATGGCGCGGGCGCAGGCGGCGTCCAGAACGTCTCGCAGGTAGGGGATGGTGCCGCCGTTCGGGCGCTCCATGGTCCGGATGCCGGCCGTGGCCTCGAGCTCGATCCCGATGGCCTCGGCGGTCCCCTGCAGGAAGACCCGGGACTCCCGGGCCAGGGCGACCCGCTGGCGCTCCTCGAGGGCAGAGATCTTCCGCCCCCAGGTCGCCAGGATGATCTTCGGCCGGGCCGGCGGGGCCTGGAGGCGCCCCTGGGCCCGCGCGCGGTCGTAGCCGACCGTCAGCCGCAGCATCCCGCCGTCCAGGCCCTGCTCGGCCCGAATCGTGCCG